TGCTCTAGCAAGATTCCCGCCATGATTATGGCCGATCTCAGCTATTACGTATGCAGGTCTATCGTCCCCAATACGTGTTCCATCAATGATCAATTCTCTCACTGTGCCCTCCTACAAACAGGCACACATGAGTGTGCCCGGGGATGAGACTTAACGCCCCATCCCCTTGCAACAGTTTCTAATCGCTTACCTGTTTAGTACAGGTTCATCAACATTACAGTGTGGTACTCGTTGTCCACACCAGCTTTACCGTGAACCCTGGCAATCGCAGGGGTGGTATCTGCGCCAACCGCAAGGAACTGTCCTGCGTGGTTTGAGCTTGCGCCCACTAACGTACCAAATGCAGGAGTGCCATCCATAGCTACCGTAGCCATGCCAGCTACCTGTATCCAGCCGAAGTAGTCAGCAGTCATGCTCATGGTTGTTACACCCGCAAACCTACCAGCAACAGCAGCAGGAGCTACAACGATATCCTTGTAAGGACTCTTGATCAAGCCAGCGGTTTCCGTACCTGCCGTAATAGCAGTTACGAATCCATCCTGCTCATCTATCGTAAAGGTTCCTGTTCCTGCTGAAGCCACAGCAGCATGAGACTTAATCTTGTACATCTCGTGTGGGTTAGCTGAAGTGCCAAGAATAGGCACGTTCAGAAACAAGTACCCTTCTGCATAGAGGTTCTTGGCAGCAGCAGTACTTCCAAGCGTGATACCAATGGTGGTATCTCCCGCAGATGGACTTGTTGTTATTGTCAGGTCCTCATCATGGTTGCCTGCCGGAGCCTCGCTCGCTACGAGCAGCCCCTCAGTTATGGCAGAGCCGCCATTCTCGACATACCTAAACTTTCTTCCGTCAGTAAACGCCATCTCGGTTCCGAGCTTATGACGTTGGTCGCTAGTCTGCTGTTTTTCCCAGCCGTAGCTCCCACTGATAGTTGTTGGGAACGACAAAGTTAACCTCCTTAAAGGTTATTCATTACAGGTTTCTTATACACCCTGCGACCAGCCGATATAAGAAGCTCCGCATAGCCTCGGCCAATCTTTACAGCTATGCCTCAACGCTCACTTCCGAGTCTACTCCCGAGTCTATCGACTCGTCTAGAGCTACAGGAAGCTCAGGTGTAGAAGGCTGCTTACGACGCTGACGCCGTGATCGCCTCTCTTTTACCTGATGTTCCGAGTCCATGTGTTGAATAAGCTCACTCTTCGCCTCGCCTTGAAACTCATCACAGAAAGGACAGGTGATCTTCTCAACTGTATGGACCTGCGGCGACGACTCTACGCTGGAGGGCGAAGGTTCTGCCGCCGCCGTTGGTCCCTGATTTACTTCCTGACCACCGAACTTCTCTTCCAGTGCTTTACATGCAGCCTCTACCTGCGGAATCATATCCCGCCGATTATCTGGCCCGATGTAAAGTCTGAGTGCTTCACGAGATGGCTCTTGCCCGGGAGGCCACGTAAACCAGCCGTTGCGGAAAGCCTTGTTAACAAGACCCCACTTGTCTGATCCCGGGTACCTGTCCGTGGCAATTACACCTCGTTGACGGGAAACATTCCCGCCTTCATCCACACTGGGCTTATGCGCCCACAGCGTGATGTACGTATCGTCCGCTCGTGTTTCTACGGGCAAACCTTGAACCTCACTTTTACTGGGTTTACTGAAGTCGATAGCCATAGGAATTACGCTGAGTCGTTTGGTGCAGTAGCGTCGTAAGTTACTGGCGCACCATGCTGGTCATCCAACTCGAAGACGTTGTAGTCCGCCACCCAGTTGAGTTCCCATGCACGCCGCGAAGCGTCTCTCTCACGCTCAATTGCAAACGACTTTGACTCTAGCGCCACTAGCGCATCTTGCTGTGCAAGAACTCCAGTAACGGACGAGTCACTCGCAATCGTCAGATTTCCGTCCTCGAAGAAGTTCACACCATTAAAACGATGGCGGAAAAAGTTCTTCAACGCGGCTGATTGCAAGCCCGCCGGTGGATTTATGTTCGCCCCACCAACTACTGACACGGATGACAGCAGGTTAAAGAAGTTATGCGGATGCATGACGAAGTACGTCGGGTCAAACGGTTCTGTCTGCCCTTCGGCAGATCCACCGCGAGCCTTGATAATACACGCCGCTGCATTCGCAATCGTCAAGTTCTTTGCAATATCACCGAATTTTGTACCTCCATTCAGCGATCCATAAAGAGCTGTAACGTCGTTGTCCTGTTTTCTAGCGAAGCCGTCACCCGCCTGTCGGCCTACGATAGAGAAGATGCTGGTCGAGCCATTCTGCCTGAGCAGCTTGTCGGACACGATAACCTTCGCACCCACCTCACGAGTCGTTAGATTCGTGGTTTGGATGTTGACGGTCTGTTCCTCGTTCATGTCCTGCCCATCGGCAAGGTTACTGAACTCGAACTGTCCGACCTTCGGAACTTCCGCGGACTTGTGGCCCTTCGGAAGTTTTATCTTCTCTATAAGTTGGTACGCGGGAGCCTTATGCTCCTGTACGTAACGAGTGGCAGCAACCATTATTTTCTGGGCATTCTCTGCCTCAGCAGAAGTGGCTATATTTGCCATGAATAGTTACTCCGGTATCCGCCCTTCGGCAACACGGGTCACAGCATCACGCTCCGAAGCGTTCATGTCAGACCAATGCTTGTCTTGAGCGGAGTCTATGAGAGACCAGAAACTGCCACCTGTGGGCGCACTGGACTCCCCTGCTTCTAAAGTTGTCTCCGGTGTTTCTGGTGGGACTGCGCTTCGAGCCTGGTTCGTCTGTGCAGTTCTCTGACCCAAACGCTGGGCCAGAACCTCCATCTGTTGAGGCGTAGTGGTAGTAAGCAGCAATTCCTTGTCACTATCTGCCACATTGTAAGCAGCAACGAACTGATCCACTGCCACTAATTTACCCGCGTGTTCTATGAGAGCATCACGGCTTTGAACTTCCGTTTCTAGCTGTGTAGCTTTCGCCTTAGTCTCATGGAAATCACGAACAGCCTGAACATTTCCTTGAGAACGAACCTGCTTTCGCGCTTCTTCATCACCAAGCTGTGTTGCAAGGCGCTCTTCGGCAACACGTAAGTCAGCCTCTACAGCCGCCTCAACTTGTTGCTTCCCAGCTTCTTGTACACGCAAGCGCTCTGTTTGAGCCACCTGCTGCTGCAACTGGGATATCTGCTGATCGTATTTCGACTGAGCCTGACGCCATTCAGGAATCTGACTCAGATCAGTACCCGGTGCTTGAACCGGAGTTGTTTCAGGAGTCCCCCCAACCTGCGGCTGATTTCCTCCCTGCTGCGGTTGAGCTACCGACCCTTCTTGCTGTTCGGTTTGAGTCTCTGCATTCGCCGCAGCATCAACCTCGGGCTGCGTCGTATCATCGACTTCAACTGTCTTAGCAAGTTCGAGAATCTGTTGCTCTTCCGTAACGGAAGAAGTGTCCTGCTGTTGAGAAACCACTTACTTCACCTATAAAAAAAGACCGCTCCCACTGCAACACTGTTACAGCAAAAACGGCCACTAAGGGCACTCTAGGAGGCCCTACCCTCCAGATTTGTATATCTACGCTATAGCCTTACACCTATCTCGTCAAGTAGAAAAGATGTTTGTGTTCTTGCAACGTGAACAGGTTAAAACCAGATCGCCATCAAGTTCTTCAGCCAGCTTCTTGTTGCAGATCTTGCACCGAACCGGCCTCATCACCTTAACGACTTTCTGGAGATGGCTGACCCTGAGCAATCAACCGTTTCAATTCACCCATGTTGACTCGTCCCAAAATATCACCAAGATCTTTATTGCTTAAACGCCATGCCTTCGGTTTTCCTCTAGGCCCTATGGCAAAGAGAGACAGCAATTCTTCAATACCAGGGGCATGTTCATGTCTGCTACGCCATTTATCAATAAATTCCCTTTCATCGTCTGTCAGCTTATCGAAGAACCAATCTCGCAACTCAGCCCATATTTCTGCATCAAACCCACCTGCTGGCGTTTTTGCTTCATCTTGTAATGCATAGTATTTATTTAGAATCTTTTCGTTAGGCGTTCGTGCCTCACGTCCTGAATAACTATCTATGCCAAGACCCTGACGCATACCCTCCATTTGTGCAAACATTTCAGTCTGCAAATTTTTGTAATCTCCATACCACTTAAAAAATACATCTGAGGCATTTCTTCCCTCATACCCAAGATTAGGATATTGATTACTACTGTAAATTAACTTCAGAACAAGTTCTGCTTCTCGGGCTATTTTTTCTTTTTCAAGATTCTCACGGAGAATACTGTATTTAG